AAGAGTTCAAAGCTAATGGTGAGAGCAATGGTAAAGTTCGTGTTGTTGATAACACAAAGCAACCAATTGACGCCTCAACAATAGGCAATGGATCTCGTGGTAACGTAATCTTGTTTCAGTTCCCATACGATAAAGCTGGACGCCAAGGTATTATGAGCTCACTTACTGCTATTCAAGTAACTGATCTTGTAGAATACAATGGTTCTAACTCCATCGACTTTGATGTTGTTGGTGATGTTTCTCCTGCTACATCTTCTACAGGTGTAGCTAAAGAAGAAGACCTAGAGGCAATGTTCTAAACACCTCAACCACTTGTGCTAAGCATCACATAAAACTGCTCAACTTAAAAACCTAGAAAAGGTTTATTATGTTTACTATTGAAAAGAATGTAAAACTACCAGTCGCTCCTAAAAATTCTCTTAAAGGCTACAAGTATCCTTTTAGGGACATGGTGGCTGGTGATAGCTTCTTGGTTAAAGTAGAACCACAAACACCTCTGTCATATGTACGTACTCTGCAACGTGTCTCGGCTATGGCTGGGTACACATGCGGTGGTCAGTACGCAAAGAACTTCTCTGTTCGCCAATCCAGAAACGAAAATGGTGTACGTGTATTCTGCCTTCGAGCACTGTAAAGAATCCGACCACAGGGGTCGGATTTAAAAAGAGTAATGAGCTAAGCATCTCAATAAACTGCTTATCATTAATTCCTCCTGCTAGGAGTGCGAGATACGTAGGGTATCAGCATAATGCAGACTACATGTGCTGAGCAACACAGTGAAACTGCTCATACAATTTAATACAACACACCTCCCGTGTTGTCTGTTCCAACTGTTGAGTATGGGTTCTTTAATCCTTTCAAGCTCAAACTCCAGTTGGGACAACCAATACAGGTGACTCCGATACGAACTCCTTGTTGAAGTTCTCGTTGAAGTCCCTGTACCCCTGACTGTTGAGACCCCGTAGTAATGCTGCGCTGAGGACTCCGGTCAGGGTTCATAGTTTTTAAATAGAATCCCTTACGGGATCCTGTTTTTAATCGGAATCTCAAAAACCTAAAGGTTTTCAAGATTCCTCAGAGAGATCTTTTAGATCTCTATAGGATTCCTTCAGAATCCTTCGTGACCCTTAGGGGTCACTCTGATTTTTGGAGAGTCCGACAAAGCTCAATTCCAACAAGAGGCATTTTAATATATCAATTTTATTTGGAGTATGGGTAGTTGGTTACATTATGGTTGCAACTACTAGAAAAAGATCTTAACTTAAATTAGTCATGAAAGGCTAACACTATGACAACAGTAAACCCAATCGGTCGTAACAACTTGCAATTTCGTCGTGTAACAAAACGTTACGGTAAACCAGTAGGTTCATTCTCAAGTCAACAAGGTTACTTATCTGTAGCACGTGATGTTGAAACAGGTCAGTTTGTATCTCGTTCTAAACTTTCAAAATCAACTGTAGATCGTATTCGTAATGTAATCAAACTACGCAGCTTCAACTGAATGTCTTATCGTGAGGAAGAGCTTCAAGCTGCAATCAGACGACATGTTGTTGAAGATTACAGTCTTGAAGACCTAGAAGAATATGTTATTGATGACCTCATAGATAAATACACACGTTCAAAAAGTAACATAGATAATCTAATAGCACAAATGGAGGGGTCAAAAGAATATGGATAAATCAAATGTATTCTGGACAGCAGAGGGAGAAGTAGTTGTCGAAATTGCAGAACGAGCACTTATTCTATCTCGTGTAGAAGCAGAAACACTCTTCACAGACCTAGGGCATACCTTAAGAGACATGCACGATTGTCTAGATAACTACGCAGAGGACATGGGTGAACAACCTCATGTCTGAAATAATCAAGTTCAAGCCTAAACCTAAAGAAGATACATTCAGGAGGATTGATGAACTATTCCATGTGACGATGTGGATTGGTACAGACAATGAGTATGAAATAGATATGCAAAGCCATGAAGACTACACAGAACATGAGATCTTCACAGCAATTGGTGCTCTCTATGCAACGTATGGTATAGAGAATAACTTCATATCTATAGATGATGATGGTGTAGAAGAAATAGACACATAAAGGACTCCTTATGACTAAACCCGCAGTACACATATCTGTAATGACAGGTAAACTTCAAGGTCTAAAATCAATCAGTACTAACACTAAGACTAACAAGTATTGCATAGATCAACACAAGAAAGCCATAGAAAACAAGACAGACAATATCTGCGGGGACTGCTACAGCCATAAAATGCTGGACGGTTTCCGAAAAAACATGGCTCCAGCACTACAACGGAATAGCGACTTACTGTCTTCAAGACCATTAGAACCACAAGAAGTCCCAAGGATTATCGATAGTATATTCAGATTCAATGCACATGGTGAGCTAATAAACATGCAACACCTAAACAACTTGATGCTAATTGTTGTCGATAACCCTTGGTGTCAATTCGCTCTCTGGACTAAACGAACAGACCTTGTGTTTCGTTGGATGAAAACAAACAACAAACCAAAAAACCTAAACCTTATCTACAGCAACCCTAAGAAAAGCGTAGTAATGTCAAAGCCTCCTAGGTACTTTGATAAAACATTCAACAATGTATTAACCCATGAGTTTGTGGAGCGGCAGAACTGCACTGGTCAAAAGTGTCAGGACTGTCGGTTATGCTATGAGGTCAATGATGTGGATACAATTATAGAAAAAGTAAAGAGGTACTGATGAAAGCTAATGAAATCCCAGAATGGAAAATAAAGTTCAACAAACGTCTTGAAGAAAATAAAAAGAACTTTGAGCTACTAACTGAAATTCAACAAGATGCAATCAAATCAGCACAACAAAGTATGAAAAACGCAGTAGAGATGTTACAAGAATGTAATGATCTGTATGTCTCAGATGTTAACAAACTAGCAGAAGCACAGTGGAAACTCTACGAAGCTTTCCGCACAGAGTGATATCATACTGGCCCACTGAAAAGGAACTTCCTAACATGACAATCTATATGAATCAATATCAGACTAAAGCTAGAGAAACTGCAATCTTCCCAGAGTCAGAAGCAATTCCCTACTTAGCATTGGGTCTATGTGGAGAAGCTGGGGAAGTTGCAAACAAAATTAAGAAATGTATTCGTGATGGTGCATCTTATGATGGAATTGCAGCAGAGCTAGGGGATGTCCTATGGTATGTAGCAGTACTCGCACACTACCTCGGAGAAGACCTTAACACCCTGGCAGCAGGTAACCTACTCAAACTTCACAACCGTGCCTCTAAGGGTACTCTCCGTGGCTCTGGTGATGATCGGTGATGCTACTTGCACTCGCTGCTTGCATACTTGTAATAATCATAGCTGCTAATCAAAAAGGATAATGATGATGAAACGAGAATATCGCACAGCATTCAACAAGCTTCGTAAGATCGGGGTACCTGTAAAAGACTATGGTGAAGATGGCTTTGTAATCTCAGCAGAGGAAAACTATGAAACTGTATGGGCTGACTACTATGCCGAAAACAATTCATCACTAGATGACTTCGGTGTTAACCATAAAATCAATGATATTCTTAATGATCATGGTCTCTATGCAGAGTGGGAGAACGGTGGTGTCCTTGGCGTAAGTAAAATGTAATGCCATTCACAATCGAAGAAAAACCCTGGACGACTGAGATAGTTATTATGGATGATTCAGGAGATGATCTTGACCTTGGGGTAATCATAGAAAACGCTGGAGAATACGAAGGCTATGTATCTATGAGACAATTCAATCAAGACATTGAGGGATACGATGTAGTAACTATGTCACCCAGGATGTTTAAGGATCTTATAAAATCCTTTGACTCTACAGAGGGATTCCACGGACTCCTATGGAAATAAAAAAAGAACCCAGAGACTCTCACAGAGAATCTTTGGGTTCTTATAATTTTTAGCTAACCGACAAAGCGCACAGGCATTTTCTTTCAGGTTCTAGTAGAACCTCACACTATCCGCAGTGCTCGTATCTTATCGTCGAGTTCTTCATCAGACAAACTCTCAGCACCCATCTCCTCAATTTGGAGTTCCCTGCGCTGCAGCTTGGGTTGCTCATATTCTGCAACTTTTGCTGCGAGATCACTAGCTGTATCAAAATCTTCTTTGTCCAAAGCTTTGAACATGAGGATCTTCAAGACATCAAGAGAGTTCATATCAATATGATCTAGCACATCTTCATTGTACTGACGCCAATCTTTCATACTCATCTTCAAAGCTTCTCTAGCATCTCTAGCTGCCTTACGGGAAGCTGCAGATTTTAATTGCATCTCACGAGCATTGTCTTTGGTGAATGAAGGTGCTAAATTCTTAAGGCTGTTTGGATGAACCTCTCTAGTCATAGTGATTACCTCTTATAATACTTTATGAATCCGACCACGGGGGTCGGATTTTAAAAGAGAGACAACTCTCTTCTCTATAAGGAACTTAAAGAAAGGGCATAAAATGTCAGATATTGTTAACAAACCTTCACACTACACACGTTATAAAATAGAACCTATTACATTCATCATGGAGAATGACTTACCATTTCATGTTGGTAACATTATCAAATATTCCATGAGAGCTGGTCATAAAATGTATGAGGGTGAAGATGGTATTGGGTCAGAGATAACAGACCTACGTAAAGTCATCCGGTACGCAGAGATGCGTATAGAGCAGCTTGATAAAAGTATGCGGGATTACATCTAATGGGTGGCTTTAAGAAAATAGCAACGGACATTGAAGAAATCATACGGAATGTCTACATGTTCGGTGATTTCTCTACTGAGAAAACATTCACAGAATTGGTGTATAAACGTTGTTACGAAGATGGTATACCTAGTAAGTATATGGACTACACTGATAAAAAAATAAAGGAAGCTTTAAATGTTTGATAAAATTAAAGAGATACGAGAAACACTAAGACGCAGACGTAATATGAATGAAACTATTAAAGCACTCCATCAACTTAATGACCTAGAGCTTCGTGATGTGGGTATACATCGTACTCAGATTGACGAAGTAGCACGTAGTGTTATAGAATTTCACCGAACTGTACGTAACATCACTGAACAGGAAAGTAAAAAGAATGATTGAAGCAACCTACA